TACCGGCTTACCCGCTTCGGCCAGCACCGCAATGGACATTCCGGCGTTATACATCACACCGTTAATCCGGACCCCAGTTTTGAGGGTGTAAATCGCAGAGGCTCCGGTAGCATCAACCACGGCAGTAAGCTTGTCCTCCAGTGCGGCAGTTACATTATTGAACTGCGCTTGCACCTGCGTCGACATTTCAGCCATGGCCTTATCGACCTGTGCAATGGTCGTTTTAACCACCAGAATATCCGCGCGCACCTCGCCGTACTGCGCCCACTGGTGCTCTACGGTTCCATGGTTGGCCAGCGCGTTCTGCAATGCAGCTTCGAGATTGGTATCAATGTCGCTTGTCAGGCGATCACCGTCGGCAGACGTCAGGAAATCATCAGCAATATCGCCCAGGTAGTCGTCAGCATTCGCGTTGGATTCACCACGAACCCAGTTGGTCCAACCGGATTCATTACCCGTTCTGTCTACCAGCTGCGCGCGGTACCAGAATTCCTGCCCCGCCTTCAGCCCCAGTTGGGTGTATTCGGCAGACGGATAAGGCACATCCGACAGCAAAAGAGGATTAGAGAAATCACTGTTCGCGGTGTACTGAATTTCCGTTTTCAGTGTGTCCCCGGTGTTAGCCGGAAATCCCCAGCTCAGACGAATCCCCCAGTTGATCGGCGTTGTCGCAAAGCCGACAGGTTTCGGTGGATTTCCCACCTTGCCCGTCAGCGTTTTCTCTTCGGAATAGCCCCAGCCAGAGGAAATTTCAGCGGCATTAATGGCACGCACACGCACGAGGTAGCGCCCTGCGTAAATGCCCGGAACATCGAATGACGTGGTGGAGCTGCGCGGCACGTTTACCCAGTTACCATCATTACGGCGCCACTGTGCCTCATAGGCTATAGCGTTCTGCGCCTGGTCCCAGCTCACCCGCATGGTTTCGACGCTGATATTCTGCTGAACCACTGAAAACGAACTGATCACGATGTTGGCTGGCGGCGACTGATTACCCGGCGGGATCACACTCACCGGCCGCTGGTCAATGATGGCTCCGGTATCAATACGGGCATATTTATCCGGATCGTGGGAAGCGCCGGTGATTGAGAAAGTGCCATCCCCGTTGTCGGAGACGCTGACAACACGATACTGCTGCGCGTAGAGCTCGTCCGATTCAACCACCCAAACAGCTTCGGCCTGAGGCGTCTCACTGTATGCCGTGGTGACCGTGACTGATTCACCGTTCACGGCCTGAATGGTCCTGCTCTGCGACGCACCGGAGGGAAGGTTGAGAATAAGGCGATCACCTGCTGCTGCATCTGCTACGCGGTCAAGTTTGATAACGCGACCGTTAACGGCGCTGATGCGTCCGCCCATAACCTTTCCGGAAAGCAGCTCGTCTGCCACGGCGATGATGTAGCCCGGCTGCGGAATGTTTCCGTCCAGCCCGACATCAAACGAAACAACGCGATCCTTGTTGTTGGTGAGAATACCCCAGCGCCCCTTTCGGTTCGCCTCTGACTGTCTGGTGCAGCCGATGGCTGTCATTTCCAGCTGATTGAAGCCGTACCGCGCCACCAGCGCCTGCTCAAATACCGGCTCCATCGCGTCGGCATAAGCGTTCCCAGGGTCTGACCATGAAACCAGCGCTGTGGTGTAGCGGCTTTTCGTGGTGCTGCTCGAATAGGTGAAGCGACCGCCAATAACGTTAGCGCGCGTGTAGCTGTAATCCACATCTCTCGGCATATCGGCAAGCGCAACAATCTGATCCCCGCCCCAGTAGGTCATGCCACGGAAGATAGCGGCAAAATCACGCAGGACTGTGTAGGCGTCGTTCCGGTCCTGAATGTACACGTTGCAGGTATAACGTGGTTCGGTCCCGTTGCCACCTTTGCCGTCTGGTACCATCTGATCGCAATACTGGGCCACCTGGTACAGCGTCCACTTATCGATGTTCGCCGCAGTGAGTCGGTGGCCCAGACCAAAGCGGTCAGAAACAACCAGATCGTAAAAAATCCACGCTGGGTTATCCGTCCATGCCCACTTAAACGCACCGGTCCATGTACCGCTATAAGTGCGGGTTTCAGGGTTGTAGTTATCTGGAACGCGGATCACGCGCATTTTGGGTTCGCAGGAGATCTGCGGGATAGAGCCGTTAAACTGGCTTGAATCGAATTCGATGTAGAGTAACGCTGTGTTTGTATATCGTAACTTGGCGTCAATAACCTCAGTGAAGCTCTGCAGCGTCATCGTGTCGCCGATCTTCGCGCTGTTGGCGTCAGCGGTAATCTTACGCAGGCGTATTGTCCAAGTGTTTCCAGCCTGCGGTAAATCGATACGGTGGCTGCGCTCATAACCAGACGTCGTTTTTCCGGTCACGCTGGTATTGAGTACCGTCTGCCATATCCCTCCGTCCGTCTGCAGGTCAATCGCATAATTAACCGAGTAACCGACCAGATCACCGTCGTCCTCTTGTTTGAAAAGCGATGGCCATTTCAGGCGCAGGCGAACTGCTGAAAGCTGCGTATTGGTAAACATGCGCGTCCAGGCTGTAGCGCTTGATACCTCAGTTCCCACGCTGATTTCGTTTTCGGTACCGGGAATACCCTGAATATATTTTTGCGCCTGCGTTCCCGCGCGAAACTCCCACGTTACGCCGCTGAAGTTTTGGGAGCCGTCAGCATTCTCCAGTGCCGTTCCGTCCAGGTAGATATCTTTGCCGGTTAGCTGCCCTGCAAACTCCCCTTCACCAAGCGCAACGAGGATTTTTGCCTTCGCTACAGATTGCAGATCATCAGGCTGTTCGGTAGGGGTTCGGGAACTTGAGCTGCCGCCCTTGCGGCCCTTTAACACTTTTTCTGTAGCCATATTGCGCCCATAAAAAAAGCCACCAGAAGGTGGCCAGAAAAAAAGGTTAGTTATCTACTGCTGATCTTCGACATAAATTCCGGCAGAAATAATTGCCCCGCCGATTCGACGCTTACCATATCCCAGAGGGACGGGATAACCCTGCGCTGCTGTGTTGGTTACTCCACCGAATGCGTAGGATGCACGGTTATCAGCACTTTGTTTGCTGGCTAATCCGGTTGGTTGAGGAGATAACATCTGGACGACGCCACCCGCCATCATAGCTCCACCAGCCATCATTACATTTACACCCCAAGCCTGGGCAAAACCAAATGTAGCAATGGCACCTACTGCAACAATAACAGCACCCAATATTGTCTGAAGTAAACCAGCCTTTTTGCTTCCGATGATAACCGGTACAATCCTGACCACTTCACCAGTTACCGGAAAACCTAGGTCATCAACTCCTATGTTTTTCTTTCCTTTAAAAATGGCAAAGGTTAGTCCGCGGCGCTTGCTGTTTACCATATAACTTTCAAACCCGGTGATTGTTTTTGCGAGTGCTACACCTGCTTCAGAAACTTTACTGATAAGTCGCCAATGAGTTTTACCAAATATTTTACCGGGTTCGCCGCCGAGCTCAATTCGAGTCATTACTTCAGACATATAAACCTCTTAATAATAAAAAACCCCGCCTGAGCGAGGTTATATATAATTGCTGCATTCAAAATGCTGTAGGGTAGATACCAAAATCACCGTTGGTTCCGTAACCAACTCTAAACATCAATACTCCAGTATCTGTCACCTTACCCGACTGTTCGCTCATGCCTCCGCCACACATACCTTTGGGCCAAGCGCTAAAGATATGATCTCCAATTTTGGGATAGACCGTTACCTTTTGAGCTGTGTCTAAGTCTGCGACCTCCTTGCCATCAACATAAACTCGGGTCATGCAGGCGCTGCCCATAAAACCAGAGTCTCGTTTGATTATTACCTTGCCAGTCCCTTCTTTTTTAACTAGCAGTGTATTGCTGATAACCTGTTTTGCAGGAACATCCTGTGCTTGTTCATTTGTCACCGGCTTAGTTGCACAACCGGCAACCATTAAGATGGAGGTAAAAACTAAAATTCTTTTCATATCCCTATCCCCTTTGGTTTTACAAAAGGTTAGCACAGAGATTTGTAACGTAGAACCTTCATCGTCCTTTCCTGCCAGTAGCCACCATACGGCACGCGCTGGCTTAGGTGTCCGTACAGGTGATGCAGCAGCATATTGCCCTCCAGCAAAATTCCCGCGTGGTTCCACTTTTCAGCCTGGACCTGCATGATCACCATATCGCCTGGTTTCGGTGGCCCGTCGAATTCACGGAATCCGCACTCATACCAGCAATCCTGATAGAAGTTGTCCGGATAGTCGTTTTCCCACCAGGGATAATCCACACGATAATCGTGCAATTCAATGCCGTGAGTTTGCCGGAAATAACTCATAACCAGCCCCCAGCAGTCGAAGTGACCAAGCACAAACGGACGCTCCAGCAGCGGCAGTTCCCCACGCGGCTGGATGGTGCGCAAATCCCCCTCAGGCCAACTCACGATGTGCCAGGGTAAAAGCGTTGCGTCGCATTGCGCTTTATCCAGTTCGCTCGGTTGCGTTGTGGCGTCAGGGTGACTGTGAACGATGGCGATCACCGTTCCCCAGTCCTCAGCAATTGCATAGTCTTCGGGGCAAAGGACAAAATTGTCCTCCGGCACTACGGCAAGATTCCGGCACGGGAAATAGCGTTCAACACGGCTTTTCTGCGCTACCACACCGCAACACTCGCGAGGATATTCAGCTGCAGCATGCGCCATAATCGTATCGATGGTTTTCTGACGCATATCAGCTCCTGATCAAAGATGTGCCCGGGAAGCCACCAAACGAGAGTTCGTTATTTTCGCCGAATCTGAGTTTGCAGGCCGTTAGCGTGCCGTTGCATTCATCCAGCGACGGATCGCTGACCGGGTTGTTGTTTTTGTCGAAATAGCGGGTGCCGGCATAGTCGCAGCCGTCGCCGGTACGATATTTATTCCGGATGCACCAGGTACACAGGGAATGAAGCTGTCGCGTCGGTATCATTAGCCCCTGCAGGTCCATCGGGCTGGACAGCGTGAACTCAACCACCTCGTTAGTTTCGCTACTCTTTGCATCGATGTAGAAAACCTTCAGCTTCTCCTGGGTCGGATCGGCTGTCGGATTGCCTCCGGTGAAGTTTCTCGCATCGAGATACTTACCAAGGGTGTCATGTATCGTCACCTTCGCCTGCAGCATATCGTCGTAAGCCAGGCAAAGAGCGGTGATCGAGCTGTCGAGGTTAGCAACCGAAAGTTTTGGCTGCGCACTACTTCCCGAAGTAGAAGCCTCGATCCCCTCAATCTGGCATGGCCACGCTTTATATTCTTCGCCCTGCCACCAGATTGATTTGGCCGGAAGCTTGTTTTCATCACCTCCGGCCGCCGTTATTTCTGCTTCAGTATGTGCGAGGCTGTAGCTGTGGAAACGTAACACCTCACCTGTACCAAATGCAGTGCCATCTACTTCGAAAAGCCTGACCTCATCGCCAGGCTCAAGCTTCTGATAATCTGCGTTAAGACTCATGGTTTATAGGCCTGTTCAAAAGTTGCTGAAAGGTTGAAGAGCCCAGCACCAAGCGGCGACGGAGTGTAAGTATCACAGCGATACAACCCCAGCGGCTCAAGCGGTGGGTGCCACTGAAAAGACTTTGTGCCCTGGTGACGATCGAGGAAGTTTTTAATGGCCCCGATATACGCTTCGGTACCGGTAAACTGTAGATTCCACTTTTGTGAACGCGGATTTAAGCCGTCACCGGCCACCTGTTCATATCCGTCACCAAATTTTGCGGACCGCCGGCGAAACGTTACCTCCTGCTCCGCGTTGATGCGTGGGCACCAGCTGAATGTTTCAAGAGCCATCAGCGGCCTCCTTTTGCAAGGTTCCAGATCGCACCGCCCGGCGCTAAATCTCTCATTATTAGATCCCTGTAACGCCTATCTGTATAAGAACCCACATCTTTCGCGAATTGTTCATAGCCAGATGTCGCTTGAGTGGCCGTATTTCCGTTGCCATCAATGGTGATATATACCTGTGGTGCCCCTCCACTACCTGGCGTGACGCCGCCATTTCCCACGGCGCGGACACCGAGTGAACCATCAGACGCGCGGGTAAGAGGCATAATGGCTTCAGGCCCCGCCTCTCCCATCAGGCCGGCACCTTTTGCAAACGCAAACAACGTCGGTGAACTGACGACAGAGTTACTGTACTGACTGAGATCGGCTGAAGAGTAAACGCCGCCTTTGGCGTTGAGATCGAGATTTGCGGCTGCATTGTTATAAGCGCCGGATGGCGTGGTACCTCCAGTAGATGCGCCAGCAAACAAAGAGCCGATGGAGCTGACCGCGTTCGCGATCATCATATTTACCATCACCTGTTCGATGATTTTCAGAACGCTGATACCCCAGTCTTTCCAGCTCGCTTTATTGCCGTTGAGCATCTCGACAATGTTGCTGCTGATCCCTGAGAGTGCCGTTTTCATGACGTCGGCCGCCTGCATTGCATAGTTCGTGGAATCATCCACCCAGTCGGCAAGTCCGTCCCGGGCGCCGGTTACCCAGTCAGCCTGTAGCGCATCGACTTTCTGGTAGTAATCCTCCTGAACTTCGAGCCTTTCAGACTGCGCATCCTTCAGGGCCTGAGTTTCCCGGTCATAAACCGTCTGGCTTATATCACCGGACTGATACTGCTTTTGCAGGTCACGCTGCTGATCGAGGTAGCTGCGTTCAATACTCAGTCGCTCTCTCAGCCTCTCGCGTTGTTTATTGCCGAGACCAGCCCCCTGCGTGTCCACGCTTAAGTCCGCACGTGCATTATTGTTCTGGGCCTGCAGACCCGCGACGAACGCAGCTACCTTCGCGTTTTCTTCATTAGCTTTTTTGACGGCATTCAGGCGATCAACTTCCTGAGCCAGAGACGCAAGTCGCTTTTTCTGCGTTTCGTTAAGCCCCTGCAGCTTGCCGTCAGCTATATCGAACTGCAGTTTTTGCTGCTCGGTCACCACAGCAGTTTTTTTGCCGGTGGTATCGATCAGTTCAATCTGGCGCATGTAACTGCGCTCAGCGCTTTTAAATGCTGAATCCAGTTTCTGACCAGAGGTATTTTTTTGCGGCTTACCGTTTGTCTCCCCGGCGCCAAGGCTATAATTTGTTTTGACTGGCTCGGGTAGTTTTATTTCCGGAAGCGTGGACTGGGAGTTTTTCAAAAAGGCCAGACGCTTCTGGAGCTCAGCCCTTTCGGCCTGTTTACCTGACACATCCATCCCAATTCTGTTGAAACTCGCCAGCACACCTTTATCATCGAGATCGGCATTCAGGTTCTTGATGCGACGTTCAATTTCGGGAATTGAGGCATTCAAACCTACCGATTTGCCGCCTTTGTACTGGTCTATCAGCTTTCCGGCTTCGGCCCCCACCTTTACCAGCCAGGTGGCCAGGTCTACCACCCCACCAACAAGATCAGTCAGCCCCTGAATAACAGCCGGGTCTTTAAATACATCCCCCATATCTCCAATGGATTTCTGAAGTGCACTCAAATCTACGCTGGCAAGTCCCGTCGCAAGTTCAATTTTGACGCCGTTGACCTGCGTCTCCATATCCTCAAACAGGGCGTTAACTTTAACCAGCTTTTCGATATCTGCGTCATCGGGCGCCACGCCAAATTTTTTCGCAGCATCCATGTACTGACGCAGTTTTTCACTGCCATTGTCCAGAAGCGGCAGCAGCTTCGACAGGTCATTGCCCAGGCTTTCGAGGATGGTGGTCTTCTCGGCGTTGGACTTAACTTTCTCCAGTGCGTCACTTATAGCCAGCAGTTGTTTATCGGGAGATTCTCCGGCCAGTTTCTTAGCCGACAACCCAAGAGAGTCCAGGGCGCCGACTGCCTCACCAGATTTATTAAGAACAGCATCGCCGATTTTATCTCCGACATCTTTAAAGATGTCAGCCATCTGATCCCCGGATACACCTGCTTTTTCTGCAGCATATTGCCAGGCCAACAGAGACTGCGTGGACATGTTGAGTGATTTTGCCCAGCGGTCAGACTCGGTTATCTGGCGTGAAGTGGTTTTGAGCAGGTTATACCCAGCCACCCCGGCTCCGACGGCGGCGGCACCGACGGCTGTTGCAAATCCGGTCATGGCAACTGCAGCAGCAGCGGCATCCTCCTTTACCTGCTTACGCCATTTTTGTGAAGCTCGCTCAGCCTGTGAGAGGCCGGAGATAAAACCGCCCACCTTGGCGATCAGGTCGATCGTCAGCGTGCCCAGTGATTTGGAAGCCATAAACTCTCCGTTGGCGGTGTTAGGTCCAGCTGGCTCTGGCCTCCTCTAACGAGATAGGCTCATTTGCAGCTTTGACTTTGGTGAAGTGCAGTGTGAAATCGGTGGGAGTGAATGGTGGATGCTTGGGGTCTATGTTGACGTTGGCTATCATGCTGGCCACCAGCCCAGCCCCCCACTCAACCCGCATCATCGGGTTCAGGCTTCCATATCTTTCCCGGTATTTTGCCCAGAGCTGGGACTCTTTGAATGAGAGCGACTCACGCGCTTCGGCGATCGTTTTACCTCCGATTCCGTTGAGGACGAGCTCGCACCAGAATTCGTCTTCGGCGCTGAGCTCGAAGTCTTTCCCAGATCGTTAACTTCCTGAATAGCCAACAGTAGCGCAACCGTCAGGCCGCCATCCAGTGCACCACGTTCAGGATCGGCCTCACCAGTAATGTCAGCCGGGGTGAAGATGGGTTTACCCTGTTCATCGCAGATGGATGCGGCGATACGCCCTGCCACACCATCGACCTTACCCCCAAAAGCCAGCACATCGGACGTTGCTGTGTGATAACCCATCGGGCGAACATACACGGTCGCGGTGATTTTTTTATCGCCCTGAGTCCAGGTGATTTCTTTCTCAACCGGGCGACCGGTAAACGCGCCGGACTCCTTGAGTGCATCAAGTGTTAATTTCATTATTAATCCTGATTAATAAGGGCGTTGCCGCCCTGATTTTATGGGGTCACGACTTTTGGCACCCATACAGCAGAGCCGGAGCGCTGGACAGATGCAGAAGTAGAAACAACCGTGTTTGCTGCAAAATCAAACGGGAAGTCGGACACATAGCCTTTGAATACGAACCATGTGCGGCTGTCAGGTAGCACCAGGCCATCGACTGCACCGGATGCACCATCTTCAGCAGCAGTTGGCGATGCGTTTCCGTCTGACCATCCAATCGCGAACGTCAGGTCCTGATCCTCTTCGTCGTCCGAAATGGACAGGTTGTAGAGCATGATGTGGCTGGTATTTTTAGGATCAGCGTTAAGCGTCAGTGATGCTGTGCCAGGCGTTCGAAGACCACGCTTATAGCTGCGATCAAAGCGTTCAGAAAGACAGGTGTCTTCAATCTGGTCAGCCGGATTGCTGCCGGGTGAAAATGCAGTGATACATTCAACTTCGCTCACCGCGCCTTTTACGAGCACAAAGAGCTGCGTACCTTGCGTCAATACAGACATTGTTATCTCCGGTTATAAAAAAACCGGCTCAAGGCCGGTTGGGAAGGTTCTTATCGATTGACTATCCAGTCCACATCGAACGAATAGCGATAGCGTTTTGTTTCGGGGTCTCTTTCCTGTCCGCCCCAGCGCGTGATATGCGCGTGCGGCTCAATGGCATCCCGCAGCGCCGTGGCCACGGCAATCACTTCATCCACTGTGTCGGCATATGCATCCACCTGCAGCGTGAAAAAGTCTGCGTCAGGGCGCTGGGCAAGGTAGTTCTCCGGAGAACCGGTGATGTTCTGCCAGACCACATAGGGATAGACCACGTTGTCGTCCTGCTGGCCGAACGGATACAGGCGCAGTGTGTCACCGCCCAGCAGTGCAACCACCGAAGGGCTTGCGGCGCAGACGATAAAGATCGGCGCAATCACGGAAGCATTCCTTTTTTCGCTGCGCGCCTGATGGCGCGGTCAATAGAATTTTCGTATTCAGAGGCGAAAACGTTTATCACCTCACTAACACTGCTTTCTGCCGCCGGGCGCATAAACGGCTGCGCTCGCACATTTTCGGTACCGAACTCAATTAGTCGCCAGTGTGGTGTCGGCGCATTCTCACCAAGGTCAGGATGTTTTTTGAGGACCGCACCATGAAGAACCCCAATCCGAAATCCCAGATTACCGGTTTTTTTGAAGAGGCGACCGTTCCATCGCATCGCCACGTTGGCAGTAATGCTGCGTCCGGTTAATGGGTCATCAATCCTGGAAGCATTCGTTTTCGCTCTGTCGACAATCACATTTGCCGCCTTACGAAGTGCTGCCCGACCACCACGGCGGCGCAGATCATCGCTGATACTGTCCAGCTTCCCCAGAAGTGAATCGACCCCGGTTATACTAAAATCAATGCCATCAGCCATCGTTAACACCTCGCGAGCAGGGTAGCGTCAGATATTCCCGTCCGCTTTTATCATCTTCCAGTACACCCTGAATGTCGTAAACACGCCCACGGTAAAGAATGCGATGCTTATCCGTGACATCATCACGCCAGCGGATAGTGATCCGCGTTGTTACCTCGCTCTGCCCCGCTTGCGCGGCAACAAAGTCACGGGCTGACAAATCGGCAACGTTAGCCCAAAGCTCAGCCACATCAGCCCATCCACTAACTACTGCACCGGTAACAGGGCTCTGGGTTTTAACAGGCTTCTGAAGCGTGATTCGTTTATTGAGCTTTCCAGCCTGCATCGCTACCCCCTGGGCTTTCCGCTTAGGTAGGTCGGCACCGGGGAATCTAACGTTGTCGTTTCGATGTCATCAGCGAGGGATTGATAGAGTAAAGCGACCAGGGCTTCATTTGACTCCGCCAGGCGGTTCATTGCGTTGGTCTGCGCGGTCATTGCTGCCAGCAGATTTTTTACCTGTTGCTCGTTCATAGGCGATTTTCATCCACTTTTTAAGCCACTCTCGACGGGCGGCGCACCCGGAACATGCCATCAGTGCCACCTCCGGTGCCGTATTAACAGCGCCTCAACACCTAAAGGCATTTCCGTGAGGTTCTGCGCTGCTGCTTCGCGGTTCGCATACCAGTGTGCAATCAGCAAAAGCATTGCTGCCCAGATACCGGGAGTAAACAGGATCTCACGAGGTGGCATTTCCACTTCCTCCGGCGGCGTTAACGATTCCACCAGCGCGCCGTCGCAGAACTGCTCAACATAATCGACGGCCGCTGATGTATAAGCGGTGATTAGCGAATCTTCAGCGTCACTATCAACCCTCAGATGCGTCTTTATCAGCGCCATCTGCTCCGCGCTTATTTCCACCTTTACCCCCGGCTTTGGTTTTTACAGGCTTTTCAGGATCGGAGGTTTTTGCCTTTTCGGGCTCAACCTCTTCGGCGAGGTGCAGTTTCACCAGCGCGTCGCCGATCTCTTTCTTCACCACCCGGCTCTCGCCCTGAGATACCGTACCGAGGTGGTAATGTGAGAACATACGGAGAGCTTTAATTTTCATATCGTAAACGCGGCCATTTCTGACCGCGCCCTGCTGTTATTCGCCGGAAGAAATCGCAATATCGCCAGTGACGATAGCTGCGGGACGGTAGTGCGCCAGCGCCAGACGCTCTTCGCACAGAATGGTCAGCATGTTTTTAACGAAGTTATCGCGATCCTGGTTACTGATCTCGATAGTGGCATCCATGCGGTCCCACACCTGAGACGCCAGGCCAAATGCACCAACGGTGAACTTTCCTGCCGTCTGCGCAGTGGTTGATACAACCGGCAGGCCCCAGAGCACTTTCGACGCAAACGCCTGAGGGCCGCCGAGGATGTAATTGCCATTGGCGTCCTTCAGCAATGCGATGCGATGCCAGTCAGCCGGGTTGAGAATGATGCCGTCGGCTTCGAACTCACTTAGCGACACCTGGTAGATGGCATGCGCCAGAACATCAGCACCAGTATCCCCGGTCGCGTTAAGTGCGGTTTCGTATTCGTTCGCCACCACGTTCAACCCCTGGAGATTGTCGCCGGTGCCATCACCGTTAAGCATCTGATTCTCTTCCACCAGCGCGAGACCGTACATCATGCGGGAATTGATATAGGACTGCAGCGCCGGGGCGTCATCCATAATCTGGCGTGATGCCTGGATCCAGTGGGCAATGGTTTTCACATTCGCCGTTTCTTTGGTGAACGTGATATTACTCTCTGGTTTGAGGGTGCCTTCAGCAACCGGTGCGGCGGCGTTGGTAAACACATTTTCACGCACATATTCCAGCGCGTTACTGGTGATGCGCCCTTGTGCCAGCAGGTCACGAACGGTCAGGCGACGCAGGCCCGGCATCAGAATACCAGGTACCTGCTGGGGCTGTACAAGCACACCGGCGGATGCAGCGCCAGAACCGATCGCCTTATCGAAACTGGTGACTTTCGCTTTGGTACGGGAGCCGTCCCAGCCTTTCATCAGGTCTTCAGAAACGCGCTCCGCAAAGGACTTCTGGGTGGTCTGGTCAGGCGAGTTTCCCGCCAGCTTCTGTTCCAGATCGAACAGGCGGGAGCCGGTGGTTTTCAGCTCTTCCTGCGCTTTGGTCAGGTCGGTCTGCAGCTGTTTGTTGATTTCACCGTTCTGGCTGATGGATTTACGCTGCTCTTCGATGAGTTCTTTCACTTCTTTCTGTGAATTCTCAATCGCTTTTTCGAGGGTTGCTAATTCAGACATGTGGTACTCCGTTATGCATTCCGCAGATTAGCGGCAAATGAAGTTATGCGCTGTGCCAGCGCGTCAATGTCGCCGCTACCGGACTCGCTCCGGCCTGCGGACTTCACGCGGGCAATAAATGCCTGCGCTTCTGCGCGCGTTAAACCGACTGAATCCCTCAGCCAGGCCTCCGCGTCACGAATGGTTTTGATACTGTCGATGCACTTCATGGCGGTGATACCCGCCAGCTCGTTGGCCGGGAAAGTGCAGACACTGATTTCCCGCAGGTACGAAATATTTTTGAAGATGAGGCCGGACGAACCAACGGTGTAATCATCAGGGCCGACAGAGAATCCCACTGACATCCCATCAACGGTGCCATGTTTCATCGCCGCTTTCAGGTCTTCAGAGAGGCTTAGTCCTGGAGTGAGTTGCCCACGGACAAACAAACCTTTTTCATCCTCATGCATGGAATCCCATTTGCCGACCGGGATAGCGCGCGTCTGATGGTTAAAGAACATCGCCACCTTACGGCTCTGACCGGAAATAACACCGCTGAATGCGCCGGGAAGGATAATATCGCCGTCAGAATCAGTATTATTAAAAACGGAGGCGTACCCCTCAAAGATGCCGCTTTCACCGTCGCCGGTGAACTTAATTTCGGTCTGGTCAAAAGCCAGTGTTTTGTGAATGTCAGGCATCATGGCCCCCATAAAAATTAAGTCCCTTCATTGAGGGACTTATTGTTTGTTCCAAGGTCGGTAATGGGTACGTTCTGCGACTGGCGGGTGGCAACGTCCCCCCCTGGCAGAGGCGGCAGGTTGTCCAGTCGCCGCACTTCGTTAACGGTTCGGATCCCGGTGTTAACCATGATCTGCATAAACGATGCCCGGCTTGTTGAATCACCGCGCAGCAGCCCATCGAGGTTATGCTCAGCGTGAATAGTGCCCTGTTCGGACTCTTTAACCAGCCAGCGTTCAATGCTGTACTCCCACCGATCGAGATAGGGCTTGAGGGTGTACTGGAGAAAGCCCAGGTTTTGCTGCTCAATCCCCGAGCCCCACGATGTTGTTTTTTCCACATCACCGACCAGGTGCGGCGGCACACCATAGAACCGCGCCAGCTCGGCAACCTGAAACTTTCGCGCGGCCAGAATTTCCGAGTCCTGAGGAGAGACACCAATGGCTTGAGTCGTAAAACCGCTCTCCAGGATCCAGAGGCGCTTTTTAACCGGGCCGCCAGCAATCTCCTTGAAGTTTTCCTCCAGCTGTCCACGCTGCTCTTTGGTAAGCACCTTGCCATCGGTCATCAGGATCTGAGGAGACTTCGCGCCGTTTGCGAAAAACTCACGCTGATTGTCTTCCATGGCAATGGCGACACCTGCAGACTTCGCGCTGAACGCCAGCGGAGACAGGCCGGTCAGTCCGTTGAAGCCAAATCCCTTAAGATGGAAAATTTCTTTCTGTGAAAAGTTGGCGTATTCCGTGTCACGGCGATAGCGGTAGATAATGGTTTTGCCGTTTTCACTGAGCCGCACTTCCATATTGGCGCTCATCAGCGGAACCATGCTGATAACGTCGCCGACGCTGTTTCGCTCCACATGCGCGTAGGCGTTTCCATAAGCACAAAGCTGCATGGTCATGGCCTCACGAAACTCCAGCGCGGTCATGAAATTGTTGGGACGGAAGCGCAGTAACCTCGCGAGAGGGTGTGTGCCAGGTACCTTGCTTCTCTGATTGTCTTTGGTCTGGTAGACATCAAGGGGTAATGATGCGGTCACGGTAGAGATAAGCCTGATGCATGCCCACACAGTGCTGATTTGCATATTTCGCTCGTCAGTCACTACGGAGTCGCCAACTACACCGTGCGCGGACGTTCCTGCCATCTGCGAGCCCTTGTCAGGCGTCACAAGGCGGCCCCCTGTCAGGATGGAGGCCATGCGCGCCCAGAATGGCGATCGCGTTCGCAGGTCAATGCTGTAATCGGTATCTGCCATTTTTACACGCTCAAGAAGTTATAAATGAAATCATTGACGTCGCCTGGATCCTCCACCTCATCACTCGTCTGGGCGCCGATTGACATCGCCAGAGCAACCATTCCATCGATACGCCCGCTTGATTTACCTTTCACAAACTTTCGGTTTCCGGCGGGATCAGAAATAACCGTGGCGTTTTTGGCGCACATTTCGAGGATCGGATGGTTGCCATGTTTAAGCTGCGCTCCGAGTAGCTTGGCTTCCAGCTCCCTCAGCGCAGGTGACATGGAGACAAAGCCCTGTCCGAATTCCACGAACCGCTCGAGCTCAGTTTCCGTGAATCCTGCGTCTATTAGATGTGGGCGAAGGAAACGCATGTTGTAACGGTCGAACGCCAGCGCCCTGACATTGCAAATGTCGAAAACGCGCCGCAGTTCGCGCGCAATAAATGCATATTCAATGGCCTTTCCGGGTGTCGTATTGAGAAAACCCTGCCTGGCCCAGATGTCATAAGGCACTCGATCGTTACGCGCCTTGTCCGCCAGCCCCTCTTCAGGTAGCCAGAACTTACAGTGCACATCACCCTGGGTTGTGTTGAGTACCAGTGCGGTAAGGTCCGAGACACTGGAAAGGTCCAGCCCGCCCCAGACGGTAGCCCCTGCCAGTTCGCCGGGTTCTTCTTTATTCATGTGCCAAACTGTCTGACTGACGAAAGGACTTTTAGCTTCAACCCTGCGATTCAGCACAAGGTTCTCAAACTCAGCCTGTCGTGACGGGAGGCGCTTCGCGCTGGCAGCCATATCCAGCACTTCTTTCTGGTTCATGAACACATCGAAGGCCGGGTTTGCCAGCCGGATGGCTTCGACAGAGAAAGGATCGATATCCTCCGGCGCGGTCTGCAGCCGTACTACCGTTCGCGGATCGGCACCGGTCAGCCCATCATCAATCAGCAGGCTGAGTAGATCGCTCGCATCGGGCGCCTGAGTGCTGATAATCACCGAGATAGGGTTATCCTGAGCAGCAGTCGCAGTTTCCAGTGCTTCATAAAGGGGATCACGGGGCCCACGAACCTGCCCCAGTTCATCATGCGCGACAAATCGAGGCGAGAAACCATAGGCAGTCGTGGCCTCTGCGCTCAGCGCCCGATAATAAGAACCCAGTTCAGGGCAGTGAATTTCTTTTGCTGAATCTTTGATCGCCACGTACTGCATGAGCACTGGATTCATCCGGCACATTTTTGAGGCCAGGTTAAACAGAATGGCCGCCTGGTCACGCGAGCGTGCGGCAGAATACAGCTGCGAGTTCGGCGCCGCCTCCGGCCCCACCAGGTAGAGCAGCATCAGCATGGCGGTCTCTACCGTTTTGGCGTTCTTTCGCCCACGGCTGATAATTGCGCGACGTGTACCATGCTTGTTATCGAAAATAGCCCTAAAATCATCCTTCATGAACTCAGCCATTTTCAGTGGCTGGCCCACGAACTTTCCTTCAGGAATAACAATATTTCTTTCGCACCAGAGAATATTTCTCTCGGCTCTTGTCAGATTTTTTTTTGCCATCAAAGAGCCTTAATCAATTTCCCAGGGTTTTTTCTCCCGAGCCAGATTGTTGTGCGCGCGGCCAACTGTTTTTGGGTCGGCAGTAGCCTGGCGGGTGATCCTTAAACGTGTTGCCAGTGAAGATGCCGAGCGCACTTCACGCTCGCGCATGGCAAGAAGCTTGTCGTACCGCTTAAGTCCGTCCTCGCGCGATAGCCACTCCAGTTCAAACTCTTCAAGCTGAGTGGTGATTATTCTGGCCTGAACAACATGGCGGCAGTACATCTCCATCATGTCTCGATGAGTTTCAGTGAATGAACTGGCTGGATTGTCATTAACGAGCCTTACCCATACATTAATTTCCGGATCGCTCAGATGAATGGACGGCTGCAGCCTGCTTTCAGCCAGTGCCGGCAACGAGACAGCAGACGTCGCAGCCAGAGACTTTCTGCCTCGCTGTGCCATCGGTTTTTCCTTTTTTCTGGACGTTTTTAAAAAAAGAGTTGAGGGCGCGGTCTTTAAGATGTTGCCGCCAGAGTTTTGCCCCTCCCCCCAGGTATCAATGGGTGCAAATGAGAATCCATCTCACTTCTCAATGATGCGCAGGTTTTGAGGGCCGGGACTGGCTGGCGATAATCGCTTGCCGACGCCGAGAGGTATGGTCAGGTTGACCACTGGCAGCGTCTTGCCCGCCTCATGGTTGAGACTGATCGCGGTAACTGACATGAAGCAGATGCCATCAATGCTCAGCTCCAGCAGTTTGCCATCGCGGTATTCAATCTTCAGGTCTTGCATTGCGTTCTCCTGTTACCAGATAACACGGCCTTCATTATCGAACTCGGTGACCGTTCCGCCCTTCTCCATCCTCTGCTTTACCGAGTCGTGGCAGCGCTTGCAAAGCGACTGGAGGTTATCGGGATCATGGAAGAGTGACTCATCTCCCTTGTGCGGGGTGATATGGTCAACGATCGTTGCCGCTATCACCTGATTGCGCCGGAGGTGGAACTCACAAAGGGGTTGCTTCTGAAGCTGGTGATAGCGGAGTCGGTACCAACGCTTGGAATTGTAGAGGCTATGCCAAGGTGAATTGGATGCCATAGTTAATCTCCCTCTGCATTGCTAAATCGCCAATTCCGGCTAACGGCGTGCCCAGGCTCACAGCTGAAAGACTTTCTTTGATGTGCGCGTGCGATGCGCATAGAAAAGCCCCGCATAAGCGAGGCCAGACCGTCAGATGGTGCTACTTACGTGCTGTAGACGAAATCATCACTATCGAGTCGGTGAGAGCCGTAATGGGCTTCATAACCCGCACCGAGTGAAGCTGCTTTTGTTTCAGCAACGTCTTTGGTGGCGTAAACACCGACTAAATGCCAGGGGGCATTACGAACAACACCCCACCCTTTAACCCATCCTTTATTATCAAGATCGGGCTTTAAACCTTCCGCAACAAACATAGTTATCTCCTTTGGGTACCCGGATATCATGCTATTCAATTGCGGAAACAAAACAAATGTTATTCAACAAGCTCTGCGGTAATCGTTAACCATGTCAAATCAGGGCGGTCATGAGTAACGTTAATAGCATCATCACAGGCGTTAACATCATACATTTTCGAGAATGGGTGCGTCGCCTTACCAGATAGTGAGTCTTCAGCCAGCACCCGTCCATTCTGAATTACCTGGAAATTAACTGTCGCGCCTTGAATAATTCCATCACAGTATTCCTCAAGGTGAGCAATCGTAACTTTTAACTTTTTCATCATTTCCCCCATGCATTGCATTATCGCAGGCACTCAGAGAATGCCTGCTGTAATGATTACTTCACCAATGATGCTGCGTACTCAATAAGATAGAGTTTCGGCGCGAGCCATATTTTCAGCCAGGTGGGATTCGTCAGAATGCTCAGTACACTCGCGCCCCAGATAATGATAAAAACCACCAATGGCAAAATTAAAAAGCTCAGATCGCCTTTAGCGTCCCATATCAGCGTTGCTGAATACTTTGGGTTGCCTTTGTCCCACGAGTACCCTTCATTACCAAAGGTTCCGATCTGCACTTTGCGCAACTGTTTTTTGACAAGCCAGATGACCAAAGGAATGCTCATCAATGCCATTACAGTGATAATCACACTGTGGATAAAATTCCACACAAGCAACTGATGAATAACGTCGGGTATTTGCGCCTGGCTGAATGATACTGCTGCATCGATGCCATTGGCGGCTTTCTGCAGCAGATCAATGAGTATTTTATTGGCTTGTTCGTTCATAGTTTGACCTTGCTGTTATTTGACTCTCTCACCGAATCGTAAATGCGTTCACATGTCATTCCAGCCCGGTAGCGTTCGTCAGCGATTCCAGCATAACGTTTAGCTTCTGCTGCAATATCTCCGAGCATGTCGGCGAGCATTCCTGCGGTGGCGTCGGTTGTCTGGCTTCTGACGGTAGCGGCAAGATCTGTGGTGTGCTTTGCGGCGTCCAGGCGGGCGGCAAGCTTTGTTGCTTCGGTGCGCAACTGGCTAACAGTGGCAGACAGGCCAGCAGCAGTGGCAGCAGATTTTTCGGCTTGTGCTTGTGCATCTTTTACAGCCTCATCACGGGCAATAATTCGCCCTTGTTCAATCATGCGGGCGGCGGTTTGCGCGTTCACTTTTTGTGATAATTCCGCGCTATTACGTTCGGCCCACTTCTTTTCCCAGCCCCGATCACTCCAGACACTTCCGGTGATAAACGCACCTACCACCAGCAATATTAGCGCCAGTGGTTTCCAGTATTGTTCCACCAGCGCGATATTCATGATTACCCCGCCAGTTCGAATGCGCGAACAAACGTATCGAATCCGTAAGGCTGGCTACCGTTCTCGTGCTTAATGATTGCCTGTAGCAATTTCATCATGAAACGGCTGTCGCTGGTATCGATGCGCTGGTCGGGGGAAACGCCCGTCGCCTGAGCCACGCTATTGATATACGACTGTGTGTTGTTCTCATTCGGCGGTGCCCAGCGTTTAATAATGCCGCTTACCGTGTTCAGACCGTGTTTACGCTGGTAATTGCGCAGGATGATGATCATCGCCCGGACACCATACTCAGATGTGGTGAACTGGCAAAATGATTTATCTGTACGCTGTGCTTTGGGTACCAGACCCTGCCATTCGTCACCCCAGCGGATATTGCCGGGATTATTGTTGCGGATACCGCGGGAAACATTACTGGTGATCATCGTTCACCCCTGCCCTTTTTTTGAGTGCGCTGATAGCGATTTCACGCAGTTTGTCTACGCCGACGAATCCAATCACACCACCGACGAACGGTGATATCGATACAGGAAGGCCAACCACATCAAGCGCACTGGTGATGCATAAAGAAAGGGCGCCACAAAGGACGCCCTCAAGCCATTTATTTTTTCGTGTTGCTCCGTCATATATCAGACGACCATAGGCAATGAGTCCGGCCATTGACGCCCCCAGAATCTGGGGCCACGCATTTTTGAGTCCGGTCAAAACCGCAGCCCAGAATTCAGGGTTTTTGTCATTCATTTTCATAGCCTCACCTCGCATAGTTAGCGGGTGCTGTTTGTAGTAAGGGTCAGGCTTCACGGGCTGGATTTATCAACAAAGCACGTAGCGGATGATTCCCGTGATCCTGAAATGAAAAAGGCCACCGTGAGGTGACCTATATATGATTGAAATTTTGGATTTAGTAAGGCTTGATCAGACCGGCAATGCCTTCGGCTTACCCATGTGATATGTAACAAGACTGCTTTTGCTGCCATCTTCCCAGACTGTAGAGCTCTCGGTGATCTTCAAAATCACCCAGCCTTTAGAAAGGCCCAAATTGACTTGCTCCACATCATCTACCGTCCGTACTTCCTGGATTTTACTCAACAAGTTTTCATCTGCGCTCATCAACTGACCCTCAGTTAAAAAACACAACATAGCAAACGTGCTGAGTAAAATCCTTGAAGGGGATAAAAAAACCCGCGCCGAGGCGGGTTTGATGTCGTGTAGGCGTAATATCCCACGATGGAAAGCATACAGGACAATTTTATGCAAAGTCAACACTAACGTGCAAAAAAGTGTCGCCATTTGCTCCGATCATATTAATAAGTTGTTGCCTTCTCAAATTCTACCGCCGCACGACGCTCCCCCTGCCGCAGTGTATCCACCAGCATTTCATAGAAGGGTTTCCAGTTGCGTGACCATGAGGATTGATGGAGGTCCGGGAGACGCTTCAGAATGGCACGGTGTACCGTCGCCGAGGAGATAGCAGAAAATCCATTACCAGAGCATCGCTCACAGGTTTTAAACACCGGTGCGCCGCGCTCGCTAGTGGCTTTGCGGTCGAGTACCTCGCCCTTTCCACCGCAACGGCAGCGTGCTTTTATTTCGCCTTTTCCATCGCAAACAATACAGAGCCGTTTCACAAGTTCGCGTTTAATGTCAGTGGCGACAATTTCATCACCATCATGATTGAATAATCCAGGGTACTTAACCACGTCCTCATACTGAGAAATAAGACCACTACCGTTGCAGGTGTGACACATCACGCTGGTGGCCGCAGAACGCGAGTATTCAGAAAAGGCAAATTGCGCCAGCACCTGCATACACCATCCAAGCTCGCTCCCTGCGGCCTTTCTGACATTCTTCGGGGCTGATTCCATTGCATGATGCGCCAGCGCCTGAACCGCCAGTTGTTCATCAGTTTTGCTGATCCCCGCCTTACCAAAGAACGCCGCCAAGCCAAACCGTGCGCGGCTGCTGGTGGTGCCAATAGCAGCCATAACATCAGTGCCGGTGAGACGATCCGGAGAGGTTCCTTTCACGTCGTCGCTGATATGCATCCCCTGAGGGCTGAAATGTTTGAGTGATGCTTCCAGTTTCATGCTTTCCCCTCAACGTCCACATTACCCAAAAAATCAGTATCGCCGCCTAACCTGGCGACCTCATTTTTAAGAATGATATTTTCTAGTATCAGCGCCCCGATCTCGTTGTTAAGGTGCGACACCTTATCCTTCATCGCAAAATAATCATCGGGGTTAATCAGCTCCTGAAGCTGACTTTTGGCAAACATGAACCGTTCAAATAAATCCGTATCAACCCCACCGAAATACTCAATGCCATCGTCTTCTTCTTCCTGCTGGCGAACCTGCGATTTCAGGTGCTGATAGTTTTCAATGGCTTCTTTTAAAATTTCGTTTGTCATGCTCAGTACCTCGTAACGTTGCCTGCTTCCCATTCAAGATCCACCTCGCTCTGAGGCTTACCGACCAGATAGTTAAATGGTTGTTTTTCTCCTTCCAGAAACTGGTGTGAACGGGTATCAAAATTTGCGCCAATATCACCAACCCACCCCTCACCTTCGCGTTGTTTGAGCAGGCGAATCATTGAAGCTGGCATCTGGAGCGCTGCCTGCTCATCCTTATCCAGGCTTTCGTATCCCATTTTTTCAGCCTTACGTTGTGCCAGTTCGCGGGGAATGTTGCGCCAGACGGACATAACGTTATCAGGCATATCGGTTAATGCGCCGGTGCCTTTGACGTCCATTTTCCCGGTCGGTGCCGCTTCGTTGGTTTTGCGGGCGTGCGTCACCAGAAGGACGTGACAGTTATGTTCGTTTTTGAAGTCACACAGGGTGTCGATAAATTCTTTCTGTCCGCCGTAGTCCTCCTCATCGAGCCCGCATTTCGCCAAGTTGTCGATAACGAACAGATCGATTCCATACCGACGCCGGGCATAGGCGAAGATTTCCAGCAGACGGCCAGCTTTCGCGGTGCCGGTGAGTTTGAACACCCACAGACGATCGGAGAACCATTCGTTCGTCATAACGATTTCTTCGCGTTTCGGTGATGCGGTACAGATAGTCTGCCGCGTCAGGCGGGCCAACATTTTCCCTGGCTTCAGTTCCAGAGAGGCGATGCACGTCCGAATCCCCTGATTCATAGCAGCAACTGCGATATGGCCAACCAGTTCGGTCTTGCCGTGACCATTCACGCCATTTACCAGCGTCAGTTCTCCGGCGCGAAATTTGAAATTGTAATTCAGCGAGGTCCATGGGCTGGTGAACAAGCCAACATCGCGATGCTCAAACGCTTCAATGGTTTCCTGAAGTAAATCACCTGCCGAGCACAGTTCATCTGGATCGAAAAATTTAGCGCGCTCCATGTGCTCCAGGATGGACTCACTGTCCATGCCGCTCATCAGGCAATCGTTGATATCCTTGTGCGGGAGTTCAACTAGGCGGCAGCGATGCTCGCCAAGTCGTCTGGCAATTTCCTTTGCAGCTTCACGGCCGACATCGTCGTTATCCAGGCAAAGCCAGATCTCCTGAAAGCGATCCAGATTGTGGTACTCATATTCAATCCACTGCTGTTTGGCACCCTTGCCACCGCCAAAGGGAACAGAAAGTGCGTCGTAACCAAGCTGCGTGAAGGTCATACAATCAATCTCGCCTTCGCACAGAACGACCAGACGCGTGGATTTGTCCAGGGCCTGCCAGCCGAAGAGGCAGGGTTCACAATCCGCCTCAGCCATGATCAGTTTTTTACCATTCGGGCGTTCGGTGCCAATGCGCTTAACCTGCAATAATTCCCCATTCCGGATGTAAGGATATGCAACCGCGGGCACCTCGCGATTTTCATCGTGATACCAGACCACCGCATCAGACACACGGAACAGATCCGCCGTCTCGCGGGTGATTCCACGCGTAGCCAAGTAATCGTAACAATTGCTCGCTTTTTTCACGCCCTTCTTCGTCGGCCTGGAGAATGTTTTTTTCTTCGCCTCGAAATGGTGATCGTCGTCTTTCAGACCGAGAAATTCTTTTGCCTCACGCATCGCATCATGCAGCTGGCAGTTGCGTACCAACACCCACAAATCAAGCAGATCACCACTGTCGCCGCTGGCGAAGTCTGCCCACGTTTTTTTGCCACCGATGTTAATTTTAAGGCTCTTTCCGGCGTCACCGTTGGTATTCCCAACACACCATTCTTTGCCTTCCAGGTGACCTTTTGGCAGCAGGTACTTTGCAACCCTTTCGGCGTTGTCCCATAATTTTTCTGAAAGTTCGGCGGGCGTCATGCTCACTCACTCCGTAAATCAAATTTAACAAAACACCATGTCACGAATCCCTCGCTCAGAACGCCGTGATTATATCCAGCCACCAGCACACGCTTGAGGAATGATTTCATGGGCGATAACTCCCGCGCTTAGCTCGTTCAAGGGCTGCGTAGTTAACAAACACTTCAGCGGATCCGTCGGTGGACTGTGTTGCCCAGGATTCCCTGTTCTGCCCGTCGGAACTGTTCGATGTAGCCTGCACATCCTCTGGCGCTGGTTTTTCGTCGTTCCAGCGTTCACCGTTCAGGTATGAGGCTGGGAGGAGTTTGTCGAATCCCATTTGCTGCGCTTTTGCCCGGATCCGGATATCTTCAGCCAGCATTACGGCGAAGCTATCAGGAGTACCTCGGTTTGTTTTTTTCCAGTCACGGTATTTGGTTTTAAAGGCGGATCGGGCCTTGACCTTGGCATCTTTCCTCAGGCCTGCACCCCAAAAAATATTTTCGAAAGCGGCATCGACTGGATCTGATTCTTCAGCACCATCAGATTCTGAATCAGGTTTTTCCTGTGCAGGCTGAGCTTTCGATTCGCCAGAATTATCAACATCGGTCCGATTCGAATCGGACAAATTAGTTTGATCTTGTTCTTCCTCCTGCTCCTGTTCCTGCTCTTGGCTTGCAAGCCCCTTAGAAGCCCCTTCGACTTCTTGCGGGATCTGAGCCTCACTATTGCGGGAAGAAGTCATATTGAATTGCTTCGAATATTTCTCGTAAAACTCTGAAAGGAAAAGATTATCTGACACTTTGTTGTACTCGTTCTGCACCCCAGCACAACGCTTGTCTCCGGGTTTCAATGCCTCGCCGATTTGGTGCGTTGCCATTTCGATAACCCACACCATTTCAGAATGCTCGTCGTACTTACAAAACCCGGCTTTAATGGCGCTATTAAGCCCCTTCTTAGCCCCTTCTATGGTTAGTCCAGTCTCATGAGACAGGAACGCAAGGGGCATGTAATAAAGACCGATCATATTGGCGTGCGGACTGGTAAGCAGGTACAAAGCCACAAGCTGGGACTCAGGCCCAGCCTGGCGCAGTTCTTTACCTGTTCTGCCAATCCAGAAGTGAGGAGACACCTTTCCGTAATCACGCATTTTGCGCCTCCGAGACCTTCGTAAAATATTGTTGAAACTTCCAGACAGGCTGCATGCATTCATGCGGGTAATTCTGCCTGGTGAAATACACCTGCTGCTTATCACGATTCCAGCCAGTGACATGCACAACAACACCGCGCGGATCGCGATAATCGATATCGAGTGACTTAATCGGATCTTGTGATGTGTTCGCGTGTGACATGTCACACCTCTGAGGAGGGATGTGGGAATAATTTAGGTTTATCCGGCCTTAACTCATACGCTGGGATTCCAGTCAAAGCTGAAACATCAGGCACATGATCCACCCCAACAACACCAACCTTCCTCCAGCGAGAAACGGATGGCTGCTTAACACCTATCGCGCGGGCTAAAGCATTAACCCCGCCAGCAGCGTCAATAGCTCTCTCAATTGCTGATTTCATTTTCTTTACCCACTCCATATGATTGCTATCGATTGATAATAGCAATTGCTATTGGAATGAGCAATAGACTTGTTTATCATGCGAGACTAGAATGCAATAGCGGAGGCTATAAAAATGCAAGAGAGTAAACTTAAGACACTGGCTGACAGACTTAATTACGCAATGAATGAGATGGGCATGAGCCAAGGGCAATTAGCCAAAGCAGCAGATATGGCTCAGCCAACCATATGGCGCATAACATCTGGCAATGCCAGAGGAACAACAAAAATCGTTGAAATAGCGAATGCTTTAGGTGTTCGCTCGGAGTGGTTGTCAAACGGGACTGGTCCAATGAGAGTTGATGCCAAACGAGCAACCTCCGAAATTACCAACAAAACAGACCCAAACATCTTCAGAGTTGACGTACTAGACCTCACGGTTAGTGCAGGCCCAGGAATAATTAACAGCGAATTCGTGGAGGTGTTGCGCTCCGTGGAATACTCAGTTGAAGATGCACGTCAAATGTTTAACGGACGAAAACAGGAACAGATACGCATCATCAACGTTCGCGGCGATAGCATGTCCGGAACAATTGAACCTGGTGATCTGCTTTTCGTCGATATCAGCGTTCAACACTTTGACGGCGACGGTATTTACGCATTCATATACGACGATACGTCGCACGTTAAGCGTTTGCAGAAGATGAAAGACAAGCTCTTGGTTATCTCTGACAACCATACCTATCGACCATGGGACCCAATCGAGAAAGAAGAGATGAACAAAATATTCATATTCGGAAAGGTGATCGGCAGCATGCCACAGACGTACAGAAAGCATGGTTAAACCAGGGAAAAGACAATGACACTCCCAGCAACAGAAAGTGAATAGAGTCCAACCCGGCCGCCGTGCCGGGTTTTTATTTACCTCACTCGCTACCTATTCAGCTCCCCATAATTTCACAACGTTGGACGCTATCCGCAATTCAACAAATGCCAATACCTGTTTTTTATTTTTGATATCAATCACATAAAAAATAATAGCAATACATATAGCAATACCTATTGCAATAAGTAATAGCAAGTTCTATCATTCACCCATCAAGTTAACGTAGAGGTGATAGGAAATGACAGAAGCGATAAAAACATTTAAGGGGCTATCCACTCGCCCACGCGATGCTTTCAAGAATATGTCCTTAATCATTGAAGCTGCTAGTTTGTTATCTGCAACTAACGATGACAAGTATCGTGAAATCAGCGACACCCTCCTTGCATTTGTTTGTAATTATGCAAATGAGGCCCACCAGAACGAATCTGAGAAACGCCAATGAAAACCTTCAAAGGGCTCACCCTAGAGCCGGAAACCGCTTTTCGTCAGATAGCCGCGATGATTGAAACTGGATTAATTATTTCGGTTATCGATATAGAAGAAAAATCGGATCTTGGTGATTGTATTTTTTACTTAGCAAAGCAATACGCTGAGGCTGCTCATGATCACGCAATGGAGAATAGAAAATGAAAACTCCCGTCGAAATAGTCGAAAGTGTCGCAGCTGATATTGTGGAAAACACCTCGTTACTTGAGGTTATTTATCGTAACTACGAGCTTCCGCCAGAAGCCGATAACGCAATTGCATGCCTTATTCGCTCAATGCAGAAAACACTGGATGGTGTTAATGAATACGTCACTATGCTACCCCCGGAAAGCATTACCCGGAACGCCAGCGCCAATAATTTATCCGCAGGTGCAAGCAAGAGATTAACATCTGGCGTGCTTAACAACTGGGCTACAGAAGCCGGAAACTGCAAAATGGCGGTTTGTAATGCGATGGACTGCATTCCGCAGGAATTATCTGCAATAGGAACTCTGACTATCGTTTTTGAAAAGCTCGACGAGCTACAAGAAGTAATCAGCAAGAAAGCTGAAAAAATAAACTCGTAATTAACAAATAAATAATTAACGCCTTAACTGGTGTGGCATCACTCACCCTGAGGAAATGCAAATGAATATTATCGTCAGAAGTGAAATCGTGAATAACAAAGTCCATCCAGCCAATCAGGATGGCGACTTTCTTTACATAAATAAAGCCCACAAAACAGCAGAGTGTGCCAATAAATATGCGCATGAGCTGCGTGCTGAATTTACCCAGTTACTTATGCCCGCAATCACACGCACTGATGTGAAGGTAGCAGGAAGATTCACCTCGTTACTTAATGAGCTTTGCTTCATGACCCAAATGACCATGAAGAACACCTCAAAAAAAGGGGGGGGCAATAATGACGTTTCTGAAAGATAAAGCAGCACACAACACAGCAAAACTTTTTGCCTCTTATGGAAATAGTTATCTGCATATTGCAAACCTTTTTCTGCGCAAGGCTTACGGGCGGTAATGACAATGAAAAACAACACCATTGAAATTTATCGCCGCCGCATTGCTATTGCGACATTAAATCGAATGAAGCGTAAGACAGGAGGTTATTGCCTATCCGTAAATATGCCCGATAACAATATTCAGGTTATCGAGATTAACGAAGAATCAATGATGAAACTTTTGCTGCGCTTCGAAAAACAGGCTCGGACTGAATTCAACACAGAAGCGGAAACATTTCTTCGCCAGACGTATATGAAAAGCGTCGATATCAATGGACACACCGAATATCTGACCGAAACAGGAAAGATGATTGTTGACGAGATTTTTGCGGAATTAATTAAACACGCGAAAGAGAAATACGTATGTGGAGGAATTAACTGATGGCCTCACAACAAACAATTATGCACGGAATGCAGATCCACCCCCAAGTCCTCAACGTGGATCTGCATGTGCTTCCGGATTTCACCGGACGCGTGGTTCTTTACATCGAAAAAGGGCGTGTGACATGCGACCGCCGGCTGCTCGACGACGAACATATTTGCGCACTGGACACTTTTATCGAAATGGCTCGCGAAATGGAGCTACGTCTTGAGGAAATATCGAATGACTGACAACCGTACCGTAAGCGCGATAGACCTCGCGTTACAGAAACATGATACGCCAGTTGGCCCTTTGTTCGTGGCAGTACGACACGGGCGCACTAAAAAATGCTTCACACGGGATACGGCGATCCGCTATCTGGCGTTCTTCATGACCACCGAAGCTTTCAGTCGTTCCAGCTTCGAGCAGCGCTACCCGGATGTGCAGGCCGTCCACCATCTCAATCCAGAACTGAATTGTTGGCAGCGAGGAGGTGTAACAGTTGAGTACATCGGAGCCCACCAGCGCTGTGTTCGACGTCTTCGTCGCATTCTGGCCATTAAGCGTGACATGACGAAATGGTGTGAGAAATGGGACTCAATGCACGACCGATACACCAAAGAGGTCGATGAGCTGCAGGCTTGCAAGCCGGAGGGGATCCGATGAGAGATAACAAAATCATCCCGGAAGCAACATCAATTGGCATAAAAATTGGCCGTCGAACTATCGGTTATCAAGTGGTGATCAGTGGGCTGGACAATGGTCGATATGACCTAAGGAACTCTAAGGGGATGCGAATGTTGGCCTGCATATGGGAAGCAGCGATGGCGGGCTGGATAACTTTGACCGCAGAGAAACAACTCACCCTTTGGCGCTGGCTGGTGGCAACAGTATTCATCAATGAAGAGAAGGATAAGAACGGCATGGTTGAGGTTCCTAACGGTGACGGCGGCGTTGATATCGCAGTTATTTATTCGGGTAAGAAAGGAAATTTGAGTATCTACCCCGGTCCACTGCGTTTTTCTCTCGCTAACCATGTGGAAAGCATCGCCATAGAGAAATATGGCGTTTGCGAGGGTTCAGCCCTAGCCCTTCGCATGTATCAGGACATGGTGATTGCGGATCCTGGGTGCGGATTCAGGATGTCACCCTTTGGGCGAAAAGGACTTGAGATGCTTCACGATGACTACATCGGAGAGATTAACGCCAACGGCATGCCAGAAATGCCAGTTATGCACTGAGGGAAATAACGATGAATAAACAACTTATGACCTTTAGCTCAGAAGAACTCAATTTTTCGATGAGCGGAATTCTTTATGAGGGAAGGCCAGCATTTGACGCTGTAGAACTGGCTAAATCCCTCGGTTATACGAACCCGGCAAAAGCCCTGAAAGACCACTGCAAGGCGTTGATTAAACTTGATTATAACGAATCGTTAGAATTGGGTTTTGGTGAAAAACCGCGCGGTACTCAGCTGGCGGGTCAGGCCGACTTGTTCCGCCTTATCCTGCGAAGCCAGCTTCCATCGGCTGAACGCGTACAGGACTGGGTTTGTGAGGATGTACTCCCTGCCATCATGACCACAGGCACATACAGCAAAGAAGTGCCAGTAGCTAAATCACACCAGCAAGAAATCAGCATGAACCATGACATTCTTTCACTGGCCCGCGTTGTGGCCGAAGCAACCGCATCAGCGACGATGAAAGCAGTAATGGAAGTGAGTGGCGCCAACCTGGTTGCTGCTTCGCCTGTATCTTCCTCTCTACCACAACGGCGCATTAGTTCGACTGAATTCGTGAATACCGATGCCGAATTCGTTCCGGTACACAAAGTGTCATGGGAAACCAGTCTGTCCGATCCTTCGTGCCGTCGTCTTGTTCAGTTCGCAAACCTGCCCTCCAGACAGTTGCCGGGAGTTCGTGGGCTGTGCGTACATCATGAATCGTTCATTCACGCATTTCAGGTGCTGCTGGAAGAATCCGTTCGCCCAAGCGGTAAACGCAAGCGCTGGCAACATCCTGAATTTGGTGGCTTCGTTCTGCGTAAGGATCCGAAAGAGATCTTCGTGGAGGTGGAAGCATGATCCTCCAGTCGAAACTTATTCGCGCAGCTCTGGTATGCGCAGCAAAAAATGATGTCCGTTACTACCTGAATGGTGTGCACATCACTCCGAAATATATCGAGTCGACTAACGGGCATGTAGCCCTGCGCATGGAGCACGGCATCCGGACGAAGAAAAACATCATCGTCCAGTTTGAAGGGCCGGTTCCGGCGAAAGCGGAAACCACTGAACTGGTATTTAACAAAGAAGCGTTTGCCATTCACCGCGACGCATTCGAACGCCGGATTTCGATCACCGGCATCAAACTTGTTGATGGTCGCTTTCCTGATATGGAACGCGTCATCCCGAAAAAAGTGGATTTCAGTATCAATCCGGTTATCCAGGCTGAATACCTCAGTTATCCGGAAAAGATGTTTGGTCGCGAGCGGAAGTTTATTCCCATCCAGTTACGCCCTTCCGGTGAGGCTGGAGCGGTTCGCATTCAGTTCGATCCAGTGATCAACACTGCATACGGTAATCCTGAGTTCGTCGTGATGCCATGCCGTGATGATGCTTTCAAAATTATTGAGGAGCATCTGGCATGAAAATCGAATATCAGGACTATGGCGCCGTAGCGAACATCGTGATCACCAGCACTGTGTTTGAGTTCCGTAAACATAACCGCGTGGTAGACGCCACGCTGCTCTGCACACCAGGAATAGTTGCAAACCGTAGTGGAATGTTCTTCATGAAGACGGTTTTGTCCGGAAAATCTCGCGATATGTTGCGAGCCTACAAGACAATTCAACGAGAGGCGACACGATGAGCAAAGACCAGCATTCAGCTTACCCATGCCCGCGCATCGATACTCCCCGTGGCATGACCTATCGCCAGCACCTCGTTGTGCAGATAGCGCCAGTAATGCTCACGAATTTTTTTAGCAATGATGCATGGCAGGATTACGACGACCTCGCCAAAACCCTGGTGATGGCTGTAGATGCCATCATCGAAGCTGAGCGGGAGACAGCGGAATGAGCAAAATCACTAACCCTGTCGTGCTTATCCATAAGCGCGAAAACAGTGACACCTACGCTGTTGCGATTACCAGTGGCAGCCAGAACTATCACGACGCCGTTCTGATGGCGACCATGGAACCAGAAATGGTCGGTGATGATGTGGATACCTGGAGCAAAACAGGCTACTACATGGCTGAGGAGATTCAGCGCTTACGCCAGCAGTTGATCGCCCCTTTAAGTATTGGGGAGTTAATTCAGCGTCTTGAATCGCAGACTGGCGACCGCTGGGAGAGAGTGGTTAGCGATGTCACTTCTGGTAAACCGTTGACCATCACCCTGCCAGATATTACGTCAAAAGCGTTCTGGAGCGGTACCGGGAAAAGCGAGGTATTCCATCCGGAAAGCTATAAGCGCTGGGTAAAAGAAGCTATAGAACGAGCCTGTGTTATCGCAGGGATCGGTGTGGAGGTGAAGTGATGCAAAAATCATTTATCAATACAGACAATCTGAACTCTGTAAATGACTGCCTCCAGCAACTGGTAATCGCTGAAGAAACACAACTGAGCATTGAAGACCAGTTGTCCAACTCAAACAGTAGTAGTGAATGGAGTGCGTGGCGCAAAAAGGCAGAGAATGCCTTACGGGTTGTAAAAGCGAAGCGTCGCATCATCACAGCCCGTCTTGCTGTTCTCCGCCAGATTGAAAAAGAAAACAACATGCAACTCCACCAGCGACACAACGATTACCTGGTTGCTGAGTTGAAAAAGATTGTTACGCCGTCGTCGTTTGAGCGTTGCGTTCGTCGGGTTGATGAAAAATTGGAGGGATCAATTGAATAAGGCATTTGAAATCTGGGTTCGTCAGCGGTACGGAAACCGCTACGACCTCTCGAGGGATCAGGAAGGATTCTACTGCCGGGAAGTGGTTAAACGAATGTTCGAAACGTGGTGCCACTGCCGTGGCCTGAACGTGGTGTGAGGCGGGTATATGAGCAATGTTATTCAGTTAGCTCCTAACGATTGGGTTTGTGAAAGTGTTCTGATCGCGGTGACCGGGCTCAAGCCCGGTACCATCCTCCGGGCCAGAAAAGAGTGCTGGATGGTTGGGAGGGAGTATATCCACGTATCACCTGACGGGAATCCAAAACCTTCCAGTGAGTGCATGTATAACAGAAAGGCTGTAGATGCCTGGGTCGCTTCAATGAAAAGCAAGCAGCCAGGATGATTTGATGCCATGAAAAAGGTAAGCTCGTATCGCTCTTGGGCGTCTGGAGGTATTAATGGATAAAATCACATATCCAACAGGCGTCGAAAACCACGGTGGCAGTCTGCGCATCTGGTTTAATTTTAAAGGTAAGCGCGTCAGGGAAAACCTCGGTGTCCCTGACACCGCTAAGAACAGGAAGATCGCCGGGGAACTGCGGGTGTCGGTATGCTTTGCCATCCGCACGGGAAGCTTTGATTATGCTGAACGGTTTCCAGATTCACCTAACCTTAAAATTTTTGGGTTGGGCAAGAAAGAAATCACAGTGAAAGAACTCGAAGAGAAGTGGCTGGATCTGAAAAAGATGGAAATCAGCGCGAACGCGCACAAACGGTACGAGTCGGTCGTGGCAGTTGTTGTACCGCTGATCGGGGCTACCCGACTAGTGACAGCGATTGAGAAAGAAGAGTTGCTGTACATCAGGAAAGAGCTTTTGATGGGTTATCAGTGCGCGGCAAAGGGCAGGATCCCTGTTAAGGGCCGGAGCGCGGTCACCGTCAATTACTACATGACGACTATCGCCGGAATGTTCCAGTTCGCCGCCGATAATGGGTACATAAAGGCAAATCCCTTTGATGGAATAAAGCCATTAAAAAGGGCCAGGGTGGAGCCAGATCCGCTCAGCCGTGATGAATTCATCCGTCTGATAGATGCGTGCCGGCATCAGCAGACGAAAAACATGTGGTCACTGGCGGTGTACACAGGTGTTCGTCACGGAGAACTGGTTTCCCTGGCATGGGAAGATATAGACCTTGAAGCGGGTACAATAACAATTCGCCGTAATTATACAAAACTGGGCGAGTTCACACTACCGAAAACGGACGCCAGTACGGATAGAGTGATACACCTCATTCAGCCAGCCATCGATGCGTTAAGGAATCAGATGGAAATGACTAGACTCGGGCAGCAGTATCACATCAACGTGCAATTGCGTGAATATGGTCGAACAACGCAGCACAGCTGTACATTTGTCTTTAACCCTAAGATAGTCCGTCGAAGTAAGGATGTGGGGGTTATCTACAAGGTTGATTCGTTTGGTGACTCGTGGGACGCAGGGTTAAAAAAGGCGGGGATCAGGCATCGAAAAGCTTACCAGTCGCGCCACACTTACGCGTGCTGGTCACTGGCCGCTGGCGCCAATCCAAGCTTTATAGCCAGTCAGATGGGGCACGCTAGTGCGCAAATGGTTTTCAATGTGTACGGCGCATGGATGGCAGACAATAACGCAGAGCAGATCGCAATGCTGAATCAGAAGCTGGGTGATTTTGCCCCATTGATGCCCCATAGACCACAAACTAGCAGTAGAGGATTATTAAAATCAGTAAGTTAA